AACAAGAGCTTTGGCGCATTGATCCGCGCCCTGGGCGATGTGATTGATACCGGCAGCGAAGTGTTTGACGACCAGGTGATGTGCGAGCAGGACCTGCCGCACCTACCGGCGTTCGCCAAGCAGTGCCGCCAGGTTGAGGCGAAGGCGGGGGAGCTGGGGCGCAAGGCTGAGCAGTTGATGAAAGACGTCCGGCCGAATTTGAAATCCATCGCCTGAATTACAGGCACAAAAAAGCCGACGGTCGAGGTCGGCTTCTTCTACAGCGGTAAGCGAGAGAAATCATGCCAAACATTGTTCCGATACACAACCCTCGGGGGTTCACCCGAATGGATAACCAGATGATGGATGGCTTGATGGCCATCGATTTGTCGGCGCGCGAGATGAAGATCGTTTTGTACGTGGCCAAGGCCACCTTGAACTTCAGCACCGGTGCCCATCGCATCCCGGCGGTCGATATCGCCAAGGCAACACACATTCATCCCGACACGGTCTCGAAGGCTATTTCCGGCCTGCTGCGCCGTCGCGTGCTGTACCGAGAGGGGGGGGCGCGCGGCGACATCGGCGTTTGCGACCCAAAAGAATGGATATTCGTCGTAGAGCCGAAACAGACCATATCGTCTGATTCGGCTCAAGTGGTCCGAATCGGCTCAGCCGCGAAACAGACCAAAACCGACGACTCCCTTCTTTATACAAAGAAAGAACCCCTATTAACTCTTTCTACGAAAGAGATTAATCCGCCCCAGGAGCCAGCCGAACCTTCAAAGCCTGATCGCAAGGCTCCGTTCGGCATGGCCCAACTGCTGGCCGACAACCCGCACAACGTTCCGGAGCAACTGCTGGCCGACTGGCTGACCCAGCGCAAGACCAAGCGCGCAGCGGTGACCGCCACCGTCTGGTCAACCGTGAACGCCGAGTTGGCCAAGTGCGCCGAGGCTGGTATCACCGCAGACGTTGCAATCACCGAAGCGCTCAATTCTGGCTGGCAGGGCTTCAAGGCGTCTTGGGTGATTAAGCGTTTGGCGGAGTCCGCACCGGTGGCGGCCCCTCAGTCGCGCCACACCGGATTTGCTGAACGCAACTATACCGATGGCCTGATCCAGCGTGAGGATGGTTCCTATGCAATCTGAGCCAATTCCTCCAGCGCCTGAACTACCGCCGGGCACCCGCATCCAGCCCGCTGAGTGCGAGACCCACGGTCAGTACGAACAGAAGGTCTTCCCAGTACTCGGCAAAGAGCTGAGAAGTGGTTGCCCTGAGTGCAGTCGGATCATTCGCGAAAAGGCTGAAGCTGCTGAACTCGCCAACAAGGCGATGGAGCTACGCATGGCCATGGAGCGAAAGCTCGGCGCCGCGCTGATCCCAAAACGCTTCGCCAGCAAGACCCTGGACGGGTACGTTGCTACCAGCACCGAGCAGCGGAAAGCGCTGAACACCTGCCGCCGGTATGTCGCAGAGTTCGCGCAGATCGCCGAATCGGGTCGCTGCCTGCTCCTGCTGGGCAAGCCCGGTACAGGCAAGACACACCTGTCTGTCGCCATCGCCAACGAGATCATGGCCAAGTCCAGCGCAACTGCGGTGTACCGAACCATCGGCGCCGTCCTTCAGTCCATTCGTGCCACCTACGACCACTCCAGTGACCAGAGCGAAAGCCAAATCCTGTCGAGCCTGATCAGCCCCTCGCTGCTCATCTTGGACGAGATCGGCGTCAGCAAGGAAAAGCCCAGCGACTTCGAGCTGACCACACTTTTCGCAATCATCAACGGTCGGTACGAGCAAATGCGCCCGACTGTGATCGTCTCCAACCTTGATGCGAAGGCGCTGCCAGATGCACTCGGTGAGCGCTGCATTGATCGGTTGCGGGAGGGCGGGGTAATCGTCATCCCGTTCGAGTGGGAATCGCAGCGCGGCAAGGAGGGGGTTTGACATGACCAAGCTGGCAAAGCCTCGCCCAATGCCTGTGTACCTGGTGCTGCGCCGCCTGGTAGATCCTGCCACCGGCAAGGAGGTGGCAGCGTTCGTGCCGTCCTCCGACGCCGACCGATCGATCCTGCGCGAGCGGGAATTCAAAATGAACGCGAAGATCCGTGCCGACCTCAAGCAGCCACGTAATCCACGGTTCAATGGCTTGGTCCATGGCCTGGGCCGAGTGTTGAGCCAGAACATCGATCGGTTCTCTGGCAAGCAGTCACACGACGCCATCAAGGCGTTGCAACTGGAGTCTGGCGTGTACTGCGAGGAGGAACTGTTCGACATTCCCGGCCTGGGCCAGCTCACCCGCAAGACACCCCGCAGCCTTTCCTACGACTCGATGGGGGAGGAGACATTCCAAGATTTCTGGCGCCAGTGCTGTGCGTACCTGGTACTGCATGACTGGCCGACGCTCACGGAAGAGCGCCTGACCGAAATGGCAGAGTTCGAAGCATTCAAGGAGGCCGCATGAGGCGCACCCCATTACAACGCAAAACCCCGCTCACGTCCGGTAGGCCACGCCGGAAACGCTGCCCTGAGTGCCGAGTGATGTTCACGCCTGCCCGCGGCTCGCAGGCGGTGTGCGGCGAGATCGAGTGCGCCATCTCCTACGGCAAGTCAGAGAAGGGCCAGGCGAGCGCCAAGAAGGCCCTGGCGGATGTTGGTCGCCGCGACATCAAGGTCCGCAAGGAGAAGCTGAAGAGCAGGGCGGACCACCTCAAGGACACACAGCAGGCATTCAATGCCTGGGTTCGCGCCCGTGATGCGGCACTGCCATGCGTGAGTTGCGGCCGCCACCACGAAGGCCAGTATCACGCCGGCCATTACCGCACTGTAGGAGCGAACCCAGAGTTGAGGTTTGAGCCTCTCAACGCCTGGAAACAGTGCGCCCCGTGCAATAACCACCTCTCGGGAAACCTCATCAATTACCGAATCTCGCTCCTACAGAGAATTGGCGAGGAAAAGGTGGCATGGCTTGAAGGCCCTCATGAGGCCAAGAAATACACCGTGGAAGAGCTGAAGGCGATGACCGCCGAATACCGGGCAAAGACCAGAGAACTGAAAAAGGGGCAGGCAGCATGAAATTGATCAACGCAAGGCAAGCGTGGACTGATGCGCAGCACGAATCGAACGCCTCAATCAGTGCTGCGGCGGCTGATCGGGCCAAGTCCGCAACCGTAGTCAGGAAGGAAAAGGCAGCACTCCGCGAGATCATCTTCGCTGCACAGGGCGAGGACAAGGAAGAGCGGATCATGGCTGTGCGCCAGAAGATCAGCATTGCCGAAACGCGGCGCGCACCGATTGGCCGCTCCACACATCGTGCAGCTCACCTCCTGACAATGGGGAAGGTGCAGAAGGCGATTGAGTCGCTGCCCTTCCAGGTTCAGCAGTTGGGGCACTACCTCTACCACCCCTGCATGACCGTGGTACACATGCTCAACGCCGAAAAGCTGATTTGGGCGGATACGGACTTCGGCGCGCTCACCGAAGCCAAGGCGGCGAAGGTTCATTGCCTGATCACCTGCGCCCTGCAGTCCTACAAGGTGGAGGTGAGCGGCGGTGACGCGTGGGGTCCAGCACGAGTTTCCGAAGCCATGATGAAGCTGTACGGGATCGCTATCGAGCCCAAGCACTGGGACCGTGACTGGCTCGATATCTGGAATTTCCTGCGAAAGTCTATCGAGGAAGTGGATATTCAGGCGCAACAGCCAGTATGGCAGGTTATTCACTCGGAAAATTCAGAAGATGCGGCATAAAGGTGTTGCTAAGGTGGGGAATTTGATGTACTTTTCCCACACTGCGCAACTTACCTCCAGCGCACGACCACTTAGAAGCCAGGCCAAGCGTTGGGTTTTTTGTTGATAAAGAGTTTTATTGCTAATATTCATTCCAGCCCTAAAAGGAGGTGGCATGAGTAAATTTAGCTGGCAGAAAAAAACCGTTAATGGCAAGGATATTTACCAGGTTTTTATCGGCGGCCATCCGCACGGGAACCCTGCGAAAAGCGAAGAAGAAGCAAACTCAATGGTGCAATGGCTGGAGCGCAAGGAGCGAGAGCGAGAGGCTGAGCGTAATGCTGGCCCGCAAAGGTAAAGCACCAGTTTAAGAAAGCCCCGCCAAGTTCGGGGCTTTTTATTGCCCATGGAAGGGGGATTCAGCAAAAGGAATTTGCAGATGTTGAAAGAATTCAGATGCGGTAACTGCAAAAGACTTCTCGCCCGTACGGGTGGGTTCACAGAGCTCCAGATCAAATGTTCCCGATGCGGGACGTTGAATCATGTGAAGGCCACGAGCCTCGAGCAATCGCCTTTGAGCGACATGAAAGCGGAAATCTCCGCGCCAATTCATTCGACTCAATAGGTGACAAAATGACTGTACGAGTTCTCGGCAAACACTTCAAAAACGACCTGAAATTCAGTGGTAGCGCCAGTCAGGTAGCTACGTTGTTCACACCACAACAAAACGTGAATGGCATTATTTTTTATGACATTCGTACCTGGGCCCAAAACACCGTGAGTGTTGGTCTGACCCCGCCGCCAGATCGCTTTCAATTTACCCTACCGATCATCTATACCGGGGGTGAGGTTTTTCAGCCCATTGTGATTCCTGCGGGGCTGGGGGTTTATATGCAGTTGAGCGACAGCTACAACATTCCCGTGTATATGCGCTGGGACTATCTCAACGCCGACGGCACTGTGGCTTAACCCACACTGAACGCGGTGGGCCTGCATAAGTGCGGGCCTACCAAGCAATATCGCGCGGCTTAGGTCGCGCAACTATTCAAGGCCTCGCCATCGTGCGGGGCTTTTCCGTTTTCGGCCCCGCCACACCCTTCGCTCTGAGCAGGGTGTGCCGCCGGGGCTGACTTATCACTGGCCAAGGCCATTTTCTTCATGGAGTGACGATGGATCCTACTGACCTCGGGCCAGGCACAGCTACCTGGCTTGGCGGTAGTGCCACCGTAGTGCTAGGCGGCCTGCTTTGGTTGCGCAAGTTCCTGTCAAAGGACGCGACTGACCGGGCTATGGATAGCGCGGACATCGGCACACTTCGCCGGCTGAACGAGCTGCTGAACCAGGAGCGCGCCGCCCGCAAAGAAGCCGAGGCCCGCGCTGATCAATTCGCGAAAGAGCGGAATGACCTGGCCGCCGCCGTTGGGCGCATGGAAGGCAAGATCGAAGCGCTCACCAGCCAGGTCGCCCAACTCACTGACCGCGTGACGCAACAGAGCGACGAGATCACTCGCCTGCGCACCAAGCTGGGAGGAATCGCCTGATGGACAGATGCGC